TGGTTTCTTGTTTGATTTAATATCAGTAGGGCAATTTAGTAAATCAGTAGGTAGAGGTTTATTCTATGACATAAAAAGAAGAGATGTATTGATTAAAGATGCAGATCGGTTTATTGCAGGTTTGATTGAAAACAATTCAAAATTCAAGATGGATACTAGACTTAACCCTAGAATTGAATTAGGGTTTCATGCGCCTACTGCACCGTGGTATGCAGATGCATTATGTAAAGAATTAGACACTACTAATATCACGTCTAGTTCAAGTAAGATTATTATAAACGGAGAATCCACAGTAAAGAAAGCCCTAGAATTAGCAGAACCATATCTTAATGGACACTCGCCTGACGCAAGAAAAATGTTGAAAGGTCTAAGGGGCGATAAAGATGCTCTTTTGGTTTTAGCATATGAAAGCATGACTCAACAGGAACAAATAGAACTATTAAAATCTCAAAGAATTAATGATGAAGAGATGACAAGAAAAAGAGAGGCGGTGCTAACAAATGGTTGATGACAAAAAAATGGAGAGATTGTTTTCTGCTATCGGTGTAGATATGGAGAGATATAATACGCCTATTCCATCCATGCCATTGTTTACACAAGGTATCCAAGAACCTGCATTATTGCAGGGAATTACAATACCTGCTTTGTATGCTGCGGCTTACGAATGCATGGTTTTACGTTCAATATTACAACATCTTTCTGTTGAGACATTTAGAAAAGGATGGGATTGGGATGCTAAGTTTGTTTGCAAATGTAAAGAATGCGGCGAGGAATATCAACAACAACTGCAAGAATGTAAGTCATGCGGTGGAGAAGTACGGAAACCGGATAGAGGGCAAATAGAATATGCTGATGCTGTTCTAAAGGGTGGCAATAGAATGACTCAAAACTTCATTGATGTTTTACGAGAAGTAGAGATGGATTTGAATATTGTAGATGATGCTTACATTATTGTTACTAAAGAATACTTTGTTGACCCTGAAACAAAACAACCTCAATTTTTCCGTGTGCGTGAAATCTCAAGAGCAGACCCAATATTCATGCGTATTCTTTCCGACAAACGAGGAATAAGAGGCGGCACACAATATACTAGCCTTATTGACCGTTCATTTAGAACAAGCGACTCTAAAGCAAAATGCCCCGTATCAGGCATACCTGTTGTGCCAATTCATTACATGAATCTTGCAGGTGTTGGAAACGGGCAAGTATATACTGAGGGTGAAGTGATACATATTAGCAAATGGTCGCCATCGAAACTGTATGGTCGAAGCCCTGTTGCTACTATGTGGAGACAAGTCAATACATTGATTGCTATGGATAACTATGTTTATTCAGCATATCAAAAGAGAAGAATGCCTAGAGGTATCATGGTTATCAAATCATCAAATATGGAAACTGTTGAAAGAACAGCAAGAAATATCCAAGAACATCTTGAACGTGATCCTAACTATGTACCAACCATAGGTGTTGAAACAGAATCAGGTAGAGGTGGAATAGAGTATGTTCGTATGATGGATACACTTGAAGAGTTACAATATATACCAATCAAAGACGATATTAGACAGCGTATATCTGCATACTATGGTGTATCAAATGTATTCATGAATGATGTATCGGGCGGTGGTTTGAATAATGAGGGTATGCAGATTGTTGTAAGTAATAGGGCAATATCATATGCTCAATCCGTGTATAACCGTATTGTGTTCCCTGCAATCATGGAAGCATTTAGTATTACAGAATGGACATTAACTCTATCACCACATGAAGAAGAAGATGAAATTATGCAACTGCGCCGAGATGAGATGGCTATCCGTAACATGATGCAGATGAAGCAAGCAGGATATGAGGCTATGTTAAGAGATCAGATTGATGATAAGTATCTCAACTTTGACTTTAGAGAACCTTCTGCCGAAGAAATCCAAGCAAAACAGCAAGAGGCTGCGGCAGCACAAGGCGGAGGAGGCGCACCACCCGTAGCACCACCTGTTCAGAAATCTGAGGATGAGTTAGAATGACCGCATTTGAGAAGGCTTGGTCTGTTATTAAAGACGATGATGACAAGCCTAAATGGAATTATAAATGGGATTCGCCAAAAGCATTAGATTTGAAAATATGTGAAAATTGCGGTTATACATCTAAACGTGTAGATTTCAGAATTGATTCAGGGCCGAGAGAAGGTATGATGCGGTGTCCTGTTTGTAGGGGGTATTTCTAATGAGCGCATTTGAGAAGGCTTGGTCTGTTATTAAAGATTATTCGGATGCTGAGATGATAGCGGCGGAAAAAAAGATTGTTAATCAGATTTCTGAATCTATGCCTGAACGCATTGTACCATGTAGGGATTGTGGCGAAAAAACACTTAAAAGACGTAATCCGCTTTTTGAATTAAGTAACTTATGCTATTCTTGCTACCAAAGAAGAACATCCGAATTAGGTGCAGTAGATGCAGATGAAGAAACAGGGCGACCTGCAACAACAATGCTTGATTTAGTTAATGCAAAACTAAGTGAACAAGGTCAAGCGGGCGACCAACAAAGGAGAGATTTACAATGACCGCATTTGAGAAGGCTTGGAAAATGGTAAAGGCCATCCCTCACGAGATACCGCCGCTACGCCAATTACAAGACGAAAGCCAAAGATTTAGAGATACAGCAGGTTCATCGCCTAAATATGTAAAACGTAACGAAGGTGGCACAAGTGTTTCAAGCAAAAAAGGCGATAAGAGAGACATGAAATCATCATCTGAAAAGATAATTGATGCTCGATTAAACCGTCTAGGATTAGGCGGGCAACGTGGTGAGGGCAAGGGCAATTCTCATTAAGCATGGTATAACTAGAATAAGGTGAGCGACATGAGCGAAGGGTTTGGAATAATAAGCAAAATGGATCCAATGGCACGAAAAGCGCAAGCATCAATTGATGCAATGCAAAAGGCTATTGATTTGAATAATAGAGATGATATAGCGAAACATTTGAAGGATGCTTTGAATGCATTAGCAGTAGTATCTAGTGATTTAGATTTGCATGATAGTCTTGCAAAACAGATGGCTAATACCACTACCGACCAAGATTTAGGGGCAATTATCAAACACGTCAATACAGAAAACGACTTCCATGCAAATGACGGTGCTATTGCATTGGGTGTTGTTCGTGCAGGTCGAACAGATAAGATTTACAGACCACACATTGTATATTGAGGCGATTTAGATGACATGGAAACAAACAGGTTCAATTGCAGACCGATTAAGGGCTTTGCAAATATCTGATAGTTTGCTCATCAAAAATGACCCTATGGCTGCATCTATGGGCCAACAACCTCCTATGAATACACCCGGCCCTAATGGTGCAGCAATGCCATTAACACCGGGAGAAGGAGATTATTCAGGAGTTGGCGAAGCAGTTCACAAATTGATAGAATCATTCGATATGCAAGCAGATTTGATACAAATGGTTGAAAAAGCAATATCTCAACAAGCAAAGGCCGGAGTAGTTACTGAAGCATTACGCCCTATCTCTCGTAAATTAGGGGCAGTTAATGAGGCTTTGAATCAATTAAAATATGCAGTTATGCAGATACAAGGAACAGATAGTTCTGTTACAATGAATGACCCTATGCAATCTATGAGTCCAACAGGCAATCAACGACTAATGGCGGGTTCAGCAAGCCCTATGTTAAGTCCTCAAGGAAATATGGGGCGAATGTAATGTCATCAGAAGCAGAATCAGTTGAATTATTAAAAGAGATGATAGAGGAAGTGAAACTTCTAAAGGCTCAAGTTCAACAACTTGAATTAGAAAATGCTGATTTAATCAAAGCAGCAGAAGATCCTACAATTATGATGAAGAGAAATGGATGGCAAGCATTCGTTACTCCTCATGCAGATGAAACATTTGACCCCCTTAATAGAGACGTTAATCCAATGGCAACCAATGTTGGCCCATTTTCAGGTAGTGGCGATATGATTACTAAATCACGTCATGATGAATTAAGAGAGTGGCAAGACTTAGAAAGTGAGATGAGATAATGAGTTTTGAAGAAGCGTGGAATGTTGTAAAAGGTAGAAGCCTTGACCCTAAAGATTATGATCAAGACATTGAAGATTTGATAGATGCCGATGGTGGGGTTAGTTTTACTCAGGATGTAAGAATGTTAGTTATGCAAGGAATGGCCGTAATGGAAGCAGTAAGAGAAGTTGCTAGACTTAACGGACTAGACGGTAGAGATTTAATGAGAGCATATACGGAGGTATATAGATGAAATATTTTGACCCAATGAAAGAAACCCCTGAAGGAAGATTACTAAGCGTATTAAAATCTATTGAAAAAGAATTAGGCATTGAAAAGAATGTCAATCGTATGGGTTGTAAAATGGGTTGTAAAGGTGATGAAGGGGAGACTTGTGAGGATTGTTCCCCTAAGAAAATAAAAAAGTATCAAGTTGAACCGGATGTAAGCAACGGTATGCCCCATTTCCATGAAGTATCAGGTGAGTCAAATAGAGCAGCAGGATTTGGTACTAATCAAGTAATGCCATATACCGAAGAAGGAACAAAAAGAACATTCATTTCAGAAGTTGCAAAAATGCCTAGTGTAGCACAAACAGGTTATGATGTCAATGCATCTTCACTACATATGCATCTTACTCATGCAGGTGGACATTTTTCAAGTGTAAAACCAATTGAAGATTCACTTATGGATTTGAAAAAGAACGCAACGCAAGGTCAGTTGGGTGCAATTGATGAAATTGCGGGTTTGATTGAGCAAGTCTATGCCCGCCTATGAGGTGGGAAAAATGAACGATGAATTAGTACGATTGAGAACAGAAGTTGTTCTTTCTTGTGTTAATGCACAAAAACCGCCTTTCGATGAATACTTATCTGTATTGAAAGATTCTGAAATAACTAAACAAGACATGGCTGCTTTGGCTATGATGGCTGATAGCCCACCATATTCTATGAGAAACTTAGGGACTCCCATGTCTCCATCACAAATGGTAATTCCTCAAGAGTATCAAAAATACTTAGCAGGGCATACTAAATTATCTACAACATATCTGAATGATTGGCCTATGGCCGAACAAGATAATCGTTTTGGAGAACATCATCCATTTGGTATGAAGTCAAATTCATGCCCCTTACTTCATGGGGCGGCATGGGGTGAACCATTGTATGTTGATCATTTGTTTGATTTTATTACTCATCTAGGTGAGGGAGAAAATATTGAAAAATCAGAAAGATTAACTTTGGCTCACAAGCACAAAGAAGGAGAACGTAATAATCGTTTATCTCCTGATGAGGCTATGATTTATGGCAATCCCGATGAATCAATATTGGATTTATACATAAAAGATGTAAATAAACATTCTAATTATGAAGAATGGCAAGAAAATAAAAAAGAACAATTATCTAAATTTGGTATGCTACCTTATCTATTTGGTTTAGAATGGAGTAGTAATGACAAGAATGAATCATTGATAGATTTGTTAAAAGATCTTTCAAAAACAGATAGTTATTCTTCTCCTGAATCAAAAAGCATTAGAAACAATATGCAAAACAAAGCAGGAATAACATGGGATAGAGTATTACGATCTTGGAGAGATAGATTTACTCCTCTAAAAGCATGGTGGATGAGGCCAAGTGATAGACATGGGCCAACTTCATCTCCAATGCTTACTGATAATACATCACATTTGATTCATCCTTTTATTGATGATGAAGAATCGCATAACCATCATTGGTGGGAACCGTTTCAGCGTTGGGGTGGTGTAGGGCGAGACTCAACATCTCTCGACACTATCTTAAAACAATCATATCCTGATATATTCAATGAAGGTTGGTTATCTGATTTCTTAACAAACGGGGTGGAGATAGATTCACCTGCCATGCTTAGTGGTAGTCATTTTCCTGAATTGGCACGAGATGCGCCCGATGCATCACATACTCATACCCCTACATCAATCGGCGATATTGATTTTGAAAGAAGAAGGGCAAGTTGGAGTCATGCAGCAAATCATCAACATCTTCATCCTTCACAAATTGGCGGTCAAGGTGCAAGAATGACAATACCTACCAATGCATTTTCAATTAGTCCATTTGGTAGAGCGATGCAAGGTGTTACAGATTTAGGGGCTGCAAGAGGGGGTATGTTTAGAGAGAATCATCCTAATTCTAATCCAACGTGGCATGATTTGCATAATGCACATTATAATGAGACTGATACTGCACTTAGGATGAAAATGATGGAAATGGCAAAAGGACTTAGAGAAAAACATGGCAATGCATTGTTTTCTCCTACAACAACTGAAGATATGAATGCTAATACCATTGCAAGAGGTAACATTCAACAATTGGCTGCGGCTGCTAATATGGCATTAATGAGAGGAAAACACGAAGAAGGCGTGTTTGGGAATGTTCACCCTTCATCAAAAAGAGTAGCACCGCCTATATTTAATTCAGGAAATACTGATGCTTGGGGTCATAACATGAGTGCTAACTTAGCATGGAAATGGGATCCTCGTATTAACGATATATCATTTGATGTAAAAGAACAACCATTCAATCTATTACAAAGAACAGCACATGAAGGATTAGTTAATGGATTAAACATGAATCATCATATGCACCCTATTACACCTAAAACAAGAGAAATAAATGCCTTATCCGCACATCCAACAGGAGGTATGTCTCTAACTACTGATTTACACAAATCAGATGATTATGAACAAACAGGTGTTTTTGAATCATTAATTGAACCTGCACACGTCATAAGAGATTTAGATGATATGGACACGCTCAAAGGTTTTAGTGGAGAATGGGTAGTCCAAAAGAAACCAAAAGGAAAAAGAATTATGGTTAAGAAAAAGGGTAAAAGCATAAACCCTACAAGTTTACCTACTAAAGTAAAGAAGTCTCTAAAAGATACAATCAAGGGCGATGCAACATTTGATGCTTATGTGGATGGTGATTTACTTACTGTTGTAGATTTGTTGGTTCACAAAGATACAGATATGGCGGTTGAACCATTAAGTGATCGAGTAAATACACTTAGGACACTATATACAACAACAGACAATGTTCATTTCCCCTCTCCTAATTCATGCGTTACTACTGACGAAGATGGATTAATGAAAACGATTGCTACTTTGGATAAGAGCGATTTACTAATTAGAGATGCACATTCTACTTTTATCAAAGGAAAAGAAGTTCATCCAAAATGGGTTCTTTATCCTCAAGATGATATATCAAAGGCATCTCCTTTACCCCCTTTGCCTGAAATGAGTTTGAAAGGTAATCAAATTGTTTTAGAATATCCTGCAATATTTGAGCCGGTTATTGTAAAAACAGATATGGATGAGAAAGGATTCTTTGTAGTTAATTACGAAGGGCCATCTCATCTAATTAAACAAGCAAAGGCACAATTTGTGATTTGGAGTCCTGTTGCAGGTATTTTCCTTAAAGAAGGTGCGGCAGGTGGTGCAGCAGCAGGTACAGGAACAGTTACCTCATCCGATAGTGGAACATTGCAACCGTTGCATTCTGCTCGTAAACGCCCACTAAAAAGAAAATCAATGGATAAAGCACCTGAAGTTATGACCGAAGAAGATGAAAAAGGTTCTATTTCAACTATCATGCGTCATGCAAGAAGGACAATTGCAAATGCCGATGAATCAATAAAAGAGAAAAGATTGATTGGGATTGTTGATGGTCTGACATCTAAGAAGTTAGAATTGTATGGTAATGAATACGGGCTTGAAAGAACAGAAAGTGGAGAATGGACTGTAAATGAGGCTATTGATGATGATATTGCAGAAAAGTTTGCTTTTCCTAAAATGAATAGAGCATCAGCAGACGGTGGCGCATGGTCGGGGATGCAAGCAGATCTTACTGCACCAACAGGGCCAACTGAAATTACTGACGAAGAAAACACAACTTTTGGCAATCCAAAAAGGGAAGAACATGAAGAAACTATGGATGATATGTTTAAGCCGTTATCTATGAGAGTAACAACGGATGACGGAGAGGCTGTTTTAGATATGAGAGAAGGAAAAGCGATACTTCGTTATCCCGGTAAAGAAAAAAATCATGATGAAGATGAAAACGATGTAGTGCAAGCCACTCGTGATGATCATGTCATATGAGGGCTGTCAACCCTGTCATGATGTTATTCATATACTATTGAAAAAAGTATATTCGATTAATGGCAACGGCAAGCATGAGTCAAGGATGGTCTGCTGTCGGTGAATCGTCAGATAAATGGATACTCAAAGAGTCTAAAGGAGAGGACTTGTTTGTAGCAGGATATGCTAGTGTAGATATGGTTGATAAACAAGGAGATAGAATCCCTACATCTGCATTAAGCAAGGCGTTTAGCAAGTTCATGGATAACAAAGCATTCCGTAATGTTCAGTTAGCACATAGCGGAATCCAAGTAGGAGAAGTAGTTGATAATTATACAGATTCACAAGGTCGCTTATGGAAATCTGAGGTAGATAACCACGGATTATTCGTAGTATGTAAAATACGCAGCGATATTCAGAAAGCACGAGAAGTGCAAAAGCAGGTACGAGATGGAGATCTTCGTGCCTTTTCAATAGGTGGACAAGCATTGTTCCGTGTATCTAAGCATACACCTGAACATGGAAACCATCGTGAGATTACGGACTTGGAATTGCACGAGATAACCTTGTGCAAGAAAGGGATTAATCCCGAAGCCCGTTATACAATCCTCAAAATGGATAATGAAAACATACAGGAAGTAAATAAAATGACTGAAAGCGAAGCATTAGTAGAAATAAGAGAAAGTCTGACAGGGATACTAAAACATCTTGACACAGGCTCGATAACAAAGACCGAAGAAAAATCCGATGAAAAAATGGGATACAAAGGCGACAAAAAGGATGACGATAAGAAATCCGATGATGGCGCAAAAAAGAGTAATGATGGCGCAGTAGCATACATTGATACTCTTGAGAAGTTTGCTCACGAACAAGGAGTAGATTTAGATGGTCTAAGAGGCCACTTCGGATTAGAAAAAGCATACCTACAAGAAGGTAGCGGCGGATATTCACACCGAGGACAAGGCGATCCAATCGGTTCAGGAGAAGATGCAACACTTGCACCTCAACCATCTCTTGAAGCACCGGGCGGAAACAAATACGTCATCAAACAACCGGGAGTTGCAAACATGGCATACAATGCACCATCAGGTAGTAAAAACATCATTAAGAATGAAATTACGTCTGAAGGATTAGAGCGTGGATACAGAGCATACGCATCTCTAAGAGATGAAGAAGCATTGAAATCCCTTGTTAAGTCAGATTGGGAATCACGTTATGACGCAGAAACCGCTAGAGCATTAGAAGTTCAAAAAGCATCTGATTATAGCGGCCAAATTGCAACTCTAAAGGCTGAGATTGAATCATTACGCACAACTGCTGTCGAGACAGCATCTATACAGAAATCTGATGTTTCAGATATTCGCATTCCAACCCACGAAGAATTTGCCGCAATGGGCAATGACCTTGACGCTTGGATTGCTACTGAAGATTTAGCAAGGAGGGCTTTGAGAGGCGCATAAGCGTTTTTCGGGTACGGAGATAATTGGAGGAAAATAATATGAGTGGATCAAGAGGATACTTACGCACGATTGAAGATATGGAAAGGCTATACTACGGGGCAGGTGCAGGTGCTAACGCATGGGCATACTCCGGTACAGACCTTTTGAAGGCTGACTCGCCTTTAGTGAGCAGCACAACCGGAACTTATCAGGCTATATTTGGCCGTAAAGTTTGGTCGCAACTGAACCAAGAGTTCAATGCGTTCTCTATACTACCTAAGAAACCGTGGGAAAAGAGTGGTTGGAGGGTCGTTACTGACAAACCATCATTCACAAGCGGTGGCGGTGTTGCAGAAAACGGTACACTACCTGACACAAGCAAACCAACATTTGCTGAAGTCAGCACAAAACCAAGAACAGTAGCACACACTTTCGACCTATCAGAAACAGCAATGTTCCTAGCAGACAAAGATGACGGTCTTGGAGATGCAAGAGCAGTTATGAAAATGGAAATGGCAAAACACCACGCAGAACACATTAATAGAATGCTATTAGAAGATGTTGACACACTAGCAGGAAACAATTTCCAAAGCCTAGACCGTGCTTTATCATCTTCCTTTACAGAATCTGCAACAGATTTCGTATCTGCAATCACAGATCACAACCAATACAACATTACTCGTAATGGTGCGGGGGCAGGGTCTGCACAATGGTACGATGCTAATGTTGATGCAGGTGCAGCAGGTGCAGCAAGAGCATTGTCTCTAAACATCTTAGACGGAATGTTCAGAAGTGTATGGGAGAAAGGAGGACAGCCTAAAGTTATCCTTACAGGGTACGATACATTAGAGAAAATCCAACAACTCTTACAACCACAGCAAAGATTTACTGAAATGAAGAGAGTTGTACCGGGTGTAAACGGTGTAAAGGGTGTTCCGGGTATGGAAGCAGGTTTCGTAGTTGCAACATACAACGGCGTACCACTAATCCCATCCAAAGACGTTTTCGCAGAATCAGGCGAACTTTCAAGAATGTATTTCATGGATACAGATTATATGTATTTCTGCACAGCAAAACCAACCCTATACCACGAGTCAGGTATCGAAACCGGAGATCCTTTCGGAATCAACAGACTAGGGCAAATGGGTATGTTTCACACTATGGGTGAACTATGGCAACTATTCTACCGAGCGCATGGAAAAGTGAGGGACATCGCTGCTTAAGTGCAAGTGTAGGAAATAAACGGAGGAAAAAAATATGGCTAATACTAATTTAACCGGAAACGGAACGGCAATACTAGATACACGACTATGGGCAGGAGTAGGGTCTGATGATACTACTTGGCAAACAGGTGCTGCAACAGGCACTATCAGCATGGGCGTAGTAGATGTAGTAGTAGCAGATGGAGATGCGGCTTTCGCATATGATCTTGCACTATCAACAAACGCAATAACAGGAACTGCATTAATCGGTATCCTTAGCGCACATAACATAACAACTGCGGGTGGAAACGCTTTCACAGTTGCAGGGAACGTATCAACAAATACCCTACTAAAACTGACTCCTGCTGCCGCAGGTCAGGATGGAGATACGGTACGAATTACCTTCCTATACCGTTGAGGTGTGCTTTAATGGCACTATCACTACGATATGTAGGCGCACGACCCTATACTGAGTTCAAAATAAATGGACTCACTATTGGGTTCTCAAGAGGCATGGTAAGAGATGATATTGATGAAACTTTTATCACAACTAAGATTATGCCTATGATAGCAAATGGTTCTAAATCATGGGTTGTTGAAGGGGCAGATGCTAAAACTACAAAGACTCAGAAGAAAATGCTTGAAGCATTAGAGCCTGAAGTAGTAGAAGCACCTGTTGTAGAAGCACCTGTTGTAGAAGAAGTTGTTGAAGAAGAAGTAATTACTACTCCTGAAGCAGTAACTATGTTAGACGTTGAGGCTCTACTTGAAGCAGAAGGATTTTCTTCTTCTTTGACAAGAGCGCAAATGATGGCATGGTGTTCAGCAAGGGATATTAAAACTGCTAACACATCAACAAAAGCATCTATGACTGATTTAGCCCGCGAATATGTTGCGGGGTCTAACTGATGGCTGATTTTGATATTGATGATGGCGTAGGCCGTTATGCAAGTAGAGTTAGAGTTAATCGAAAAATGGTTACTCTTACAGCAGACGGAACAAACACGATTACTGAAACCATTCAAATGAATGGAAAGGTAGGCAGGGTTGTTCTTGATGTTAGTAGGCTTACTTGTAATGCAAATGCAGCGACAACAGGAAAATTCAATATATTGATGGATCTAACAGATTCAGCAGGAACACCTTTGAACTACACTTATTGTGATGAAATTGCAAACTTTGATGTTAGAACTGCTGTAACAGGCGCATATAATTTTCAAACATCCGAAGGCGGTAACATGAATGCAGACGGTGGGGCTACAAGTGGACTTCACTTTACTGTAAGCGCACCTGCTAATATTACTACCGGCGGAAAAACAATTGATGAACCTGCACCGTGGAGTGGACTCGTATGTGGTGCTGTAACATTCAAATTAGAGACTACAAATGGCGTGTTTACTAACGGAACTACTGCAAGAATTCTTGTAATCCATGAATAAGAAAAAAAAACAGTTGTTATATAGGATTGCAAATAAGGATTGGTTCATATGGCACTCACAGTAGAGCAACTTGGCAGAACGAATGTAACGGGAAACAGATTATCTGTTGCTCTAAAGGTAACACCGGATGATTCATGGTTAGCAGCAGGGGAATTATTAGACCTTACTGCTTACGTTTCAAATATTGAAACGGTCCACATTGAATCAGACATCGGAGGATATGTTTGGGCATACGATAGATCCGCAAAGAAAATCCTTGCTTACGAAGCGGGGGCAGATGGTGCTGCTCTTGATGCGGTGGCTGACGCTACTGATTTGTCAGGACAAACAATTTACATCACCGTAACAGGTGGCCGAGCCTAATCGGGGGCTTGTAAATGCCCTCATTAGAATTAGGCGACATTTGCTTTGAAGAAGCACACGAAATAGAACGCCGCCGTAAGGTACGCATGGCTGAAATCGTTTCTGATGATGGGGCAATCGCAGAATCTGAATCTCCATTTAGTTCTCGTAATCTTGCGCAAGCAGCAGACGTAAGAGTAAAACTATCAAAAAGAGAAAGGTTTGATATTCAAAACATAGGTTCGGGTACTAGATGTACCAAGTGCAGCCTTCTACATTTTTGTTGGACACCTCGGTGTGCAGGATGCAATGCAGTAATGGATTACAACTTAGGGAGTTAAGGGGGATGACAAATGCCAAGAGTATTTTCACCGGGGCATAGACCCGACCAACCCCTTTATCCTGATGAATTAGTATATTCAACAGTAGCAAAAGTTGAGTCATTTTTACAATTACCTGCCCCAAGACCTACTGCATTGGCTGCAAATACAAGCACAGGTTCAGAAGGAGGAGTTACAGTAATCAAAATACCAATATCGGGAGAAGATTACAGAAGATGGGGATTCGCAACAGGAGATGTAGTTACAGTATATGATGACGCAGACGCATTAGGCAAGTCATACACGCTAACAGGTATTGTATCAGGTGGTGCATCGGGCGTAATTAACTTAAAAGCAACAGATCAAGGTACTGCTTACACAACAGCAAATAGTGCTTATGTTCAACCTACATCAGTATTATCTAACAGTTCACAAAGAGGAATAAGTAAATCACACGTTGAGACATTAATTAAAACTAAGCAAGATTACATTGACAGGATATGCAGAATGGCTTGGCGACCTAGATTAATAGTAGATGAATATCAAAACTTTACTACATTCAAACCATATCGCCGTAGATACTATACTGACTATGTAGGTGCTGTTTATGTAAGAAACAGACCGATTCAAAGAATTATTAGATTAGGGGTATGGCAAGGAGATGAATATAGAGAATTAGCATCATCTAAATTAAAATTGAATGTTCAAGATACTCATTTATTTAATGGTACAGATAAAATCTTCTTATGTCCAAATATTGCTCATACTGCTACTTTGACAAGTGGAAGCACAACAAGCACATGGGCAAAGGACTTTGGCCCAAAAACAGTAGCAGGTGAAATTGCTAATTTAATTAACCAAGATGCTCAATCATCTAAGGCTGCAATACAAATAGGAACTATGACTGAAAATGGTTCTGCACTTAATTTAACCCATGAATATCTTGCTACCGCTAATAGTGATGAAGGAGATGGTAAAATTTTAATTAGCAGCACAAGATCGTTAGATGAAGGGAATTCTTCGACTATTGCAGTTACGAATAGTAGTTGTTTTACATATTCATTGGCTAATACTGTATCATCAACAGTTACATCAACAGGTAGCACTTTTGTTTTAAGTGATGCATCAGGGTTTGTGCAAGGAAATGGTTTGTATTATTATGGAACAGGTGCTACAATAAGAGTTGCTAGATGCACAAGAGATGGCAATTCAATAACAATAGCAGATGACCTTACATCATCATTTCAAGCAAATCTAACTAATGGTTTAACAATATCTCAAACTACGTTTGATTGTGATGCTACCGAAGAACAAAGACAAAAGGATTGGTGGTCTATGGAAGATAACGGGGCAATTTTATTCAATAACCAATATCCTTTCTTTGAAAATCACAGCCTAAAGATTTCTTACATATACGGAGAAAGATACCTAGATAAAGCGATAGAAGAGGCTTGTACGAAATTAGTCGCTATTGATATTATGCTAACAGATGACTATACGGCTATGTTCCCCGAAGGTGCGGCGGGTATTGATTTGAACTCAAAAATACAAAAATTAGAAGAAGAGGTCAAAAGAATATTAATCCCATATCAAGAGGGCATTATAGTAGCAGGTATGGGTGGTTAATCATTGTGTCAGAAGTTGAATATGTTAAGAAAGAACTTGCTGCTCTTAAGCAACTTCAACA